ACCTTGCCCTAATATCGGAAAAGTCTCTATTTAAATATTTTACGTCTCTATCTACTGTAGCCATTATGCAAAGTCTATTTCTAAAGTATCATTGATATTTGTGTTTATTACACTATATGTTAATGATACTGTTATTGTATTTGTATCTTCTTGTCTTAATATTTCTAAATTACCTACGGCAACATTCGGGAAAAAAATATTTAAATCATTAGATATTCTTTCTTCTAAAAAATCTAAATTATCTGTTGTAATTTGTTCAAATATAAATGCTCGTAAACCACCACCAAATGTTGGGTTAAGTGGTCTTTCTCCTGGGTTGGTTAAAAAATAGTTTATTAAGTTATTTTTAATTGCCGCCGCTGTAGTATAATTAGGGGTAAATACACCTGGATTACTAAAAGGAATATCTACTCCTACAGCGGCACTGTTATTAAAATCAATTGGGTATATTTGTTGAGCATCAAAAGGCATCTACTACTTCATTAAATTCATTATTTGATCCATTCCTACTTCTCCAGCTGGTAGTTGTCCATTTGGTGATGTAGTATCTCCTGCACCTTGTGGGTTAAACTTTTGTACATCTTTACTTGTAAAACCCAAAGCGGTTTCACCTAATACATCCATATACTTCTGTTTAGTGTCAAGGGAAGATAATTGAGGAGTAGTTGGTGGGGGGGTTGTGGAAGTTATTTGATTTTCATTTATAACTTGCTTAGGGGACTTAATAGCCTCTAAAAGAATATCCTTTAATTCATCTTGGATTGCTTCTTTTACGGCTTCCTTAATCATTTTTTTCAATTCGTTTGCTTTCATGTTATGTTTTTTATAAATATTGTAATATTATGCTTTTAAATCATTTTGTTTAATATAGAATACAAGTTCATCAATTAAAATTTGATCGTTAGAACTAAAGGATGGTTCACCTTGTAACATTATAATTCCTTGGGAATTTCGAGCTACTGCCCTTCTACGTTTTAACCCATCAACGGTTACATTGTCTACATCTATAACACTCATTTCAAATCCATTTACATTTGTTACAACTGGGGATAATTGGGTAGATTGAAATTGTGTTGATGCTAATCGGTTTGTGGATAGTTGTTCTTGAGGTAATGCTCCTTCTATTGCACATTTTCCTATAGCCTGGTCTAATAAAGCTAAATATGCTAATGTTCTTTCTAGTATCTGTATTAGGATAACTAAAACCATTAGGGTAACTGAGGATATTAATTTGTATTTTTTTAATTCTCTTTCAATTTTTTCACTTGCAACTGCTGTACTACCTGGAGGAGGAGTGGCAAGTAATATAGGTAATGCAATTTGAGCTGCGGATATGAGTCCATCAACTATTTGAACTCCAACTTTAACTCTTTCTAAAAATTTATAGATATTATTTAACTGTTTAACTAATCTATTTTTTTTTGCAATTGCAGCATTTAATTCTTCTAAATTAGCAGGGCAAGTAACATTAATATCCTTAAAATTTTTCTTTATAGCTTCTGATGCCTTAGTTATACCAAATGCCGCTAGTTGAGTTAATATCGCAGGGATTAAAACTGTTTTAGCTGTGGTTATAACTTGATTTAAGGCTTGTTGTTGAGCCATTTCAAAATTTATTTTTGATGCCTTTAATGCTTTAACTTGAATTTCTTCTAGGGGAAGTTCCTCGGCTACATCATCTTGTAAATCTACTTGAAGTGGGTTTAATTGTATAGGTCCTAAATTTCTTTTAACAGTATTATCAGGTGGACCATTAAATGGGGTAATATCAGATTTTGACCCATACCCTTCAGCAGAAACACTAATATTAAAGGGAATATCAGATTTAGTATGCTTTAGGTTTAGAGTAAAGTCCCCGGTTGTTTGAGAAACAGCAGAATCATCATTTAAAAGACTTTTAATAGTAGCACCAGGGAGGGGATTTTTTTTATCATCTATTACCTTTCCTTTAACTGTTATAGTAATTATTTCAACTTCATCTAATAGTTCAGATTCTTCGTCTAATTCTATTGTTCCAAAATTTATTTGTGTTGTAGTAGAAGAAAGTTGTTTAGTAATTGTTTTACTACCATAACCTAGGAATGAAAATTCAAATTCATATGTTCCAACCTGGAGATTTTGGGTGGTGTTTATAATTCCATTATCATCAGAAGTAAATCCTTTATTGTCAAAAACCCCATTAACGTAAATTTTACAATTTATAAAAGGAAGTCCTTCTTTAGTAGCACTGTCAACTATTTCTCCCGTGATTAATATCATATAGTCTTGCTTACTTTTGATTTAATATTTACTAAATCTTTTTGAACATTATTTAATATATCTCTAGTAGCTCTAGCTGTTACTGAAGTAGCTCCATCTGGAGTAGGAACACCACCTGGCCATAATTGTTGGACTTCCATTACATCTACCAAAGTTGTTAATGCGTTTACTATTTGTGTTAAATTTTTGTATAAAGTTTCACCCTTAACTAAAGGTTCAGTAGCATTTTTACTACCTAATCTTATATTACCGGCATCTACAATATAATTATTTGTATTAAAATTTAGTGAACTATTTGATGATAAACCTATAGATTTTTCAGCACTTAATAAAATGCTATCAGTTTTAGCATTAAATACTAACCTATCAGAATTAATTATAACTTGAGGTTTAGTATACTGGGATGGTATCTCAGGTGGTGTAACATATGAGCTATAATTTTCACTTGCTACTTGTATTGGAACCTTTTGGGTAGATGTTTGGTAGATTGATGATAAGTCACCATTAACGTTTTCTGTTATAGGAACCCACCCTTCATCTGAAGATTCAGAAGGTTGTCCATTTCTAATTATAGTAATAGGATCACCATTTTCACCCACTTCAGACCAATCATTTAACGCATTTATATCTGTAGGTTTTGCAGTGCTGCCAAATCTAATACTGTTACCCCATCTACCTTGATACATAATATCCCCTGCAAATGGTAAAAGTGGGTGAATATTAATTCGTTCTACAAATGTAGCTTGAGAGGGATTAATAGGGCTATTTAAATCTATTTCAGTAGATTCATCAGTTACTCTTCTAACTGAGCCTGCTTCGGTTTGTTGATAATCTTTTTGTTGGGAATCTGGTAGTGTAGTTGATGTTATTGGGTTGGGGTAGGCATTATGGTGGGGGTGATTCCATAGACTTACCATATTAATATAATAATAAGATTCTTCAGATGTATTCCTACCTATATTATTATTAGGTAGTTTAAATAGTAAAACAAGTTCATTAACTAAAGGGTAAGCTGATAGTTGTGGGTAGAAGGGTTTTGCAATTCCTCTCCCGGGATTTTGAACATTATTAAGTTCAAAAAATATAGTACCTATACCATTTAATCCACCATATTTTTCTATATCTGGGTAGTTTTGGTTTAAAATAATATCAGTAACTCTTCCAATTTCTTTAGCTCCTTGTATTTGGGTTAATGCTTGTTGAATGTTACTATTACCTCCGGATTTACTTCCAGGTGGTAATTTAACATTAGCAGATATGCCTCTATTAAAACCCATTATTCAGTATCGTCTTTTTTAGGTGGTAATTGTAAACCTTTAATATCTTTTAAAAGTTGGTCTTTTTCAGCATCACTTATACCAAACCCATCTTCTTCCTTTCCATCGTTAGCAAATATTCTTTGAAAAATGGTAGCTACTTTTATTAGGGCTTCATCGTTTTTAATACCTAACTCCATATACTCTTTAATTAAAGGTACTATTAAAGTTGCATCACCTATATCTTCAATTAAAGGTTTAAGTTCTGATATTAAGGCAGAAATTTGGTCTTCTTTCTTTTTTTGATTATCGTATATTTCTTTGAGTAAATTTGAGTAGGTTTTTTTCCCAAATACTTTTTTATCTAAGTGGCTCATATTTATGGGTTTGGATTGGTTATAAATATGAGAAATTAACCCCTCTCAAAATCAATATACCCCGTTTCTAAAAAGAAAATATAATTGTTTTTGAACAAACCATATAACTTATTTGCTATTTTAGTAATTTTGGGGGTTTTGGCTTCTAAACCATTGGTAGCCATTATTTCTCTAATGTAGATATATAAAGCTTTTTTGTTAAAAATTTCTATGCTTTCTCTTTTTCTAAATAGTTCTAGTATAGCATCTGCAATTTGAGCATCCTTACCTTTTGGGAAAAAAGTATCAAAATTATCTTCAACGTATTCAATATAATGATCTATAAAATAAGAAAGGTTATCTGTTACTCTCTCATCTTCTATATTAACTGAGTAGGTTTCATCCTTATACAAGTCATCTACAGGTGCTGATTTAACACGTTTAGCATAGTTTTTATTATTGTATATTATTAACCAATTTTTAACTATAGTACCAAAATATGAATATGCCTTAGCTCCCCTTTCAGGATTAAATAAATGCATTTTAGTCAATAAAAAGGTTATTACCTCATGTTGTA